AATACGTCAAATTATATAAATTCTTATCATTTCTTAGATAAATTAAACGATTACATAGACGACGACGCAATTATTGTTACCGATATGGGAACTGCACTATTAAGCGGGCATTATTCTATGCGATTAAAACCGGATCAAATTATGTTTACTTCGCTGGGATTGGGCGAAATGGGATATGGATTACCCGGAGCGATTGGTGCAGCAAAAGCATTTCCAAATAGGCAAATCATCTGTTTAAACTGTGATGGTGGTATGATGATGAATTTGCAAGAATTACAAACCATAATTCATCATAAAATGAATATAAAAATAGTAGTATTTAATAACGATGGTTATTTGATGATTAAACATACTCAAAATATGCTTTTCAAAGGATACCGAACGTCGGTCAATATTAATACAGGCTTAAGCCTTCCAAATTATACTGATATAGGAACAAGTTTTGGATTTAGAACTTGGAAATTACGTGCGTGGATAAATTTTGAAAAAGTCATAACCGAATATTTAAAACATAAAACCCCCTCGATATTGGAAGTATTCATGGACCCAGAACAAGAGTTTCTACCTAAAGTAAAGGGATTAGCAAATGAAGACGGAACTATTACACCATCGCCATTGGAAGAAATGTCGCCACTTCTTTCGATTGAAGAAATGAAAGAAGTAATGATTGGCGGATTGAGTGAAAAATCTAAACAAATCAAACGATTATGAGTAAATATCCTGTAGGAATTATAGGTACTGGAAATATTGGAACAGACCTTCTCATGAAGCTTGTGCGAAATGAGAAATTAGAATGTGCCGCCTTCGTTGGTCGCCGTGATGATTCGGACGGTATTAAAAGAGCGAAAGAATTGGGTATAAAAACATCCACAGACGGAATCAATTACTTTAAATCTGCACATCATAATGTTCGCATCGTGTTTGATTGTACCGATGCGTTTACAGCAAAAGAAAACAATATTATATTTCACGAATTGGGAATCCGTGTCATTGATCTGACTCCATCCAAAATAGGACCGATGTGTGTTCCCATTATTAATAAAAATATCATTGCAAAAAAACAAAATGTTAACATGATAACATGTGGAGGTCAAACATCAATTCCAGTTCTGCACTTAATATCACAATGTTGCGATAAAATCGATTATATTGAAATTGTATCTCAGATCGCTTCAAAAAGTGCCGGATTGGCCACTAGAAAAAACATCGACCATTACATTCACACAACGGAAGACGCTATTAGACAATTTACAAAATGTAACAAATGCAAGGTTATTCTTAATATTAATCCAGCCGAACCGTGTGTTGATATGCAGACGACGATGTTTATCAAGGGGGCGGATATTAATTTTAATAAAGTTCAAGAAAAACTCAATGAGCGTATTAAAGAGGTTAGAGAATATGTTCCCAATTATGAAATGGTAATGATGCCTGTCATTAATGAAGATGGAGTTTTAATGTTTAGCATTCGTGTTCGTGGAGTTGGAGATTACCTCCCAAGTTATGCCGGAAATTTGGATATTATTAACTGTGCCGCTATTAAAGTTGCGGAAGGAATATTATGAAAAATATATTAATTAGCGACCCATCTCTTCGAGATGGAAATCATTGCGTAAAGCATCAGATTGATATAAACGCAGTCGAACGATATTGTCGTTTTGCGGATTCGGCAGGAATTCCCGTGGTAGAAGTAGGACATGGTAATGGATTGGGGGCATCATCCTTATTAATAGGGCAGATGCCTCATACAGATAGAAGAATGCTATCTGTTGCAAGAGAAAATCTTAAAAAATCCAAATTGGGAGTTCATGTTATTCCGGGACTTGCCACAATTGATAGAGATATTCAACCGGCGATAGAATTAGGAGTTGATATTTTTAGAATTGCCAGTCATGTTACTGAAGCAAACATTACACAAAAACATATTGAGCACGTAATAAATAAGGGAAAGACCGCATATGGTGTTCTTATGATGTCTGCGTTGGCAGACGTTAATACTTTAGTATCCGAAGCAAGAAAAATGGAAGATTACGGTGCCAAAACTTTTCTAATGATGGATTCCACAGGAACATATCTCCCTGCGGATGTAGAAGAAAGAATAAAAGCTTTAAAAGACAATCTATCAATTGAAGTTGGATTTCACGGCCACAACAATTTGGGACTGGCAATTGCCAATTCATTAATAGCAGTTCAGTATGGAGCAAGCGTCATTGATGCGTGTATTCGTGGATTCGGTGCCGGTGCTGGCAATACTCAATTAGAGGCATTAATTCCAGTATTAGAACAATCCGGATATCACACAAACATCGATTTTCAAAAAATAATATTAGAAGCAGATACCGTCATGGAATACATGATTAAAAATGCCCCAATTACTGCTCCGATCAATATTCTCACAGGACTTAATAAATTATTTTCGGGATTTGAAAAGCCTATAATAAAAGCGTCTAAATTATACGGATTGCAGTATTCATCTTTAATTTTCGAATTGGGCAATCGAAAACTAGTCGCAGGACAAGAAGATATAATATTAGAAGTGGGTCAAAATTTGAAAAAAAGATCAACGAAATAGGAATAGGAGATATTTACGCCAAAGATGAGAATATTCTAAAATTACATCCCGTATAAGAATTTAACGGGCCGAAGAAGGAATTGACAGAACAGTATATAAATTTAATAAAATGAGAGTATTAATAACAGGAAGTGGCGGATTCATCGGATCTAATCTAATAACTTTATTGGCAAACGTTCCCGATATTACCTTATTTGCGGGCAGTCGAGCGGATATAGATCTATATTCTCGAAAATCAATCCGTGAATTTAAAACCGTCAACAATATAAATGCAGTCATTCATTGCGCAGTGGAAGGGAATGGCAGAGACACGGACACCGCATTGGATTTTTATAACAATTTGTCAATGTTCGAAAATCTTTACTCCGAATATTGTGGAAATTTATTCATCAACATCGGAAGTGGCGCAGAATACAATCGATGGAACAGCATTTCAAAAAAATTCGAGGGAGCGATATGGGATGACGTTCCTACAGATTATTATGGTCTCGCAAAGAGTATTATTGCAAAACGATTGCTTACACTTCCAAACGCTATTAATTTGAGAATATTTGGATGCTTCTACCATAATGAACTTCCAACCAGAATGATTAGAGCAAGTATAGAAAACTATATAAATCAGCGTCCAATTATCATACCACAAGACAGGTATATGGACTTTTTCTATATGGAAGACTTAGCAACCGTAATACGGCATTTTCTCCAACCATCATCACCAATAAGAGAAACGGTGGATATGAATATGTCATACCTGACTACCCCACGGCTGAGTGATATTGCAAATATTATAAATGCAATGGACGATCACAAAGTAGATATTATTATTGAGAATAGCACCTGTGGTAAAAATTACAGCGGATGTGGATTGCGTCTATCACGGTTAAATATTCAATTAAAAGGAATGGACGCAGGCATAATGGAATGTTATAAAAAATTAAAACAGTATGATAGAGCAAATAAGCTTTTGCATTAACACTGCAATAAATGAACGACAGCACATTGAACTTTTATTTCGCTCAATGCGGCAGAATCTTTCCCAAACAGACCATGAGATTCTCGTTTATGTAGAAAATGACAACCAAGATACTGTGGGATTTCTAAAATCTCAAAAGGAATATTTTCCACATCTTAAGATCATCATCAATCCCCTCCCCATCCCACTGGGATATGCCCGAAATATAAATTTAATGTTTGAAATGGCCAAGCATCCAATCGTATCTTACATACAAAGCGATATGGTGCTCGGACCAAATTATGATGTGGAAATCCTTAAACATCTTCAAGAAGATACTATTATCTCAGCCACTCGCATAGAACCCCCACTTCATCCCCCATCCCCCGAAAAAATTACATATGATTTTGGGTTAGATCCAAAAACGTTTGATTTAAATGCGCTCTCCGCATTTGCCGAAAAATGCAAAGCGGATAAATTGACCGACTGTTGGTTTGCCCCATTTACTTTATATAAAAAGAACTGGAATAATATTGGAGGTCACGATACATTATTTCGCCGCTCACGAGAAGATTCGGATTTGCTTTACAGATTCTCGATGATGGGACTAAAAATCAAACAAACGTGGAATGCAATTGTTTATCACTTTACATGTACATCGTCTCGTGGGATCGAGTGGTGGACCGAAAAGGCAAAGATGCGAACGCAGCTTCAACAAGCGGCTGACGCAATAGAAATGCAACGCTTTCTCCGAAAGTGGCCTTCTTTTAAACACGATACTACATTTAATCCCGAAACCGAATATAAGTATCCCATCTCCGTCAATTTCCGCAATGCCTCTCCACGGGATTATGATCTGTTAAAATATTACGCAATATTCAACCGGATCTTTATAGATAACGAAGAAACTAGGCGTGAATTGCAAAAAGTATATGGACAATTTCATCGGCCCGCAAACGATTTATTAAATATTTCTCAAGACAATTGGGAAATTTATAAAAAATATTATCATACGTGGGAGTTTAATGACATTTATTCTAATAACATAATCACCGACGACGATATAATTCTCAATGTTTCTCTAAATAATCGTTCTTTTGGTGAAATATTCAACAAATATCCTCATATATTCCATCACTTGAATGATATAATTCACGCCAATCGTAATGAGGAGCCGGGGGAATTTGAATTGGATGGAGTTGGCACTCTCGTTATTAATAAAGTGGTTAATAAAATAAAAGAAAACATACGAGTCACAAATCCGCCGTTAAATCTTACATTTCAAGTAATCTAATTATATTTATAATTATGAACATACTCATCGTCATATGTTTAATTGCCATAAATTTATTAATATGGTTTCGAACTGAGGCTTGGTTAGAATATACCCGCATTTTTCATTTAAATTGGATGTCGTATTATAAAGATTTCGATTCCAAATACAAAGAAGATGCATCCCTAACTTATCTCAAATATTTGCGGATGTACCACAACTGTTTTGCAATTAGAATGCTTACCTGTCCGATCTGTCAAGCCGTATGGTGGGGAATTGGATTTGGAATATTGACCGCACTCTGTCTTATACCAATTTATATTGTGGGAGGATTGCTTCTATTTTTAATCATAGACAAACTTTTAGGATAATATGGATATTCGCAACGTAACACAATTCACAAGCTTTATAAGTTCAAATGGATTTCAATCCTTAGACAATGGATTTTTGCAAATCATTCAATGTATGAATAATTTTCAAGCATCTTGCAATTGTTATAAAGTCGAGGACAAGCAACGCATGTATGCGATGTGCTGTAAATTATATAACAGCGCAGTAATTCACATTGTCCCAAAATACAAAAACGCCCTCCTACAAAAAATACCCGAAGGACGCATTGCATTTTACTATGATGACGGCGGACTTATAGCGACAGTGTCTCGGTAAAAATCCCCATATCGTTGAGGGTTTTAAGAACTATGCTCCGAAGATACAAATCTGTCACCGCAGCCCCGGGCGTATATTTTCTGCGACTTTCCCACTCTATATGAAAATCCGCAATGTCTTGTACCAGAGGATCATTCTTCGCCTCCTCTTCATTTGGTGCAGGATCGTATTCCTTCCGATCTTTTAAAACTTTATCAAAAGCAAGTTTATAGCGTTTTAAATGGATAACTTTTCCACCCCACTGATTGTGAATCCACATAGCTTCATTGACGAATCGAACATCCGCCACCATCGCCACTATTCGCTCGTCACTCATTCCATTATGAGTCATATCAGCCACTATAGCTTTCAATTGATCATCCACGGCGTTGACCCAATATAATTGACCCTCACTCTCGTATCTTCGCTGACATCCCCACCACACATATAAAGGCCGAATGCGTCTTTTTTGTTCCTCATCTTCCGCATTGCTGGGCGTTGCGAACCCGCAATCCGCCAACATCTCTCCAACTTCTACCTTTAGTTTATCGGCGAAGGCTACTCGCAATGGAGTATAATTGTTTTTAACCAAAATATCTTTGGCTATATTCACAAATGTATCTTTCCCACAGCGGGCATAACCGCTACACCCGATCACTTTTATATTAGATGATTCCCGCATATCGTTCAAACCTTTCTTTATATTTTTCAACAAATCTTATTTCACCATTTAGATACTTTTCTTTCAATAATTTCGAATTGGGAATTACATCAACTAGTTTATATTCATAGCCATTTTTATTACAAAAGACTTCCGCAGCTAGTTTTTTGGCAACCACTTCTTCGGTATTCCACAATTTCTTCGGTTTTATTTCTACTAATATTTTGCCATCAACAAAAAATCGGGCCTGTATATTCTATCCTTTCCCAAAACTTTGAAATTGCGGCGTTGAATCTGGGATTGAGAAATTCGGGCGGAGCCCCATATTACTGAGCGTACAACTTAACCAAGTCTTCTACACATTCCCACAATGAAAGCTCCACATCAATTCGCTTAACAAAGGTCTTTCGGTCCTCGTCGTGTTGAAGTTTCGGCTTCAATTACTCATCCTCGGTTAATATAACCATCATATTTAACCTTCCTTCTTCGGAATTAAAACGGCTTTAAATGCCTCTTCCATAGCTTCCCTAGCATTTAAAAGCGCCTCCTCCCTAACGTCGAGTTGTGCCGGTAACCCCGCAATTATATCTTCCATCCGCTTTGCCACATCTTTCAAATTTTCCAATATCGGGGCGGCATCAGTTTTACCATATTGCATAGTCATCGTAGTACCTAATTGAGATACCTCTAAGAGAACCCACCGTTTATTGGGCGATATATCTACTTCAAAATGCATATCTTAAACCTTCACTCGTCCTTTTTCTCCTCAAAAATATCTTCTACCTCCGCATCATCCAATCCAAACGCCTTGCATATCGCAACAAGTTCAGATTGCCCGTCTTCGGTTCTTAGAAGAAGATTAATATATTCATTCGCCTGATACCGTGGTACTTTATACCTTGAAGCAACCAAATCCAATAACTTTTTATCGTGCTTCATCGACCTGCTCTTTATCCAAGGATAGAACCGAAAATTCTTAGGAACGAGTGCAATTAAAAGTTGATAAAATTGCGGAGATGGTATTTTATCAAAGACCTTGTAAAGTTCAGCAATATCTTCGAGAATAGTCTCATCCATTGATAATGCCCGCAAAATCATAAAATGAGAGAATGTTTTCCTATCATCCTCGGACAGATTAATATAATAATTAGGATCTTGAACCTGTCTGATATGCTTTACATGATCGAATAGTGAAATTCGCTTTGGAGCATTACTTACTTCCCGCTTTTTTTTGGAGATCATATCGCAATTTCTTAAGGTCGTTTGCTAAAGTAAGATTATTTTGATAAAGAATGTCACACTTAGCGGCAATTGTTGTTTGCTTATCAGAAACCGCTTTAAGTTTTTTACGAAAAGCATAAAATAAATATCCTGCCGACAAATATCCGAGCAATAATAAAATTATTGTGAATATCATCATACACCGAATATATCATCCCTAGTAACCGAATTGCCCGGTGTCTTTGCCCATTCTTTGGAATTTTTTCGATTTTTGCGAGTTTTCCAATCGGAATCTTTTGTAAAAACTCGCCCCTGCTTCCGTGACCTGAACTGTTGATCTCTACGAACTGTTTTACCCATACTTATATATTTAGTTTAACTATTGCCATAAATTGTAAGATGATCGCATTTTATCATATTATGACGATACATTCAAATTATTTTAATTCTGCGATCTTATTTTTTACGCTATTTATTAGTATATACAATTAAAAATATGTTAGCCGCCAATGTTCTAAATCCTGAAAAGAAAACAATAGATGGAAGAGTGTTTCACATCTTCTATCTCGATCTTAATACAGCCATCTTATTTGATCGTGATTTAACCATACCTATAATCTTTGGCTCTAAAAATATTGTTATTACTCATCTCAAACAAATGGACGATTACCTTAAAGTTAAGGCCGATACCATCGTCCGTATTTATTCCTACGTTCTCGGACAGGAAGGATATCGCCGAATTCAAACTTATAACGCTCCAATAAAAAATATTGGGCGATATCTTATTAGATATTAAGCAAGCATTACATTGAATGATACAACGCCATAATTGGCGGAATCATATCCTTCCAAATCAAATTTAAAATACGTATCCTCGATGTTCAAATCGACATAGATAAGCTTCTTATTCAAAAAATCAAAAATGCCGTATATTCGATATTTTCTTAATTTTAAAGCTCTTAATTGCTTTGTTTTCTTTTTTTTATCCGAAGGCATAACCGATTAAGAGTTTCTCAAATATACAGCATTTTTTCTAATACGCTATGGCGATGGATGGCATCGTGGATGGCATCGTGGATGGCTTTGTGGATGGCTTTGTGGTAGGCGCTGCCATCGGCACAGAAACTAAAATGTTCGCATTGTCTGCCATTATAATACCATCCTGCTCGGCCTTTGCAAGAATAGTCTTAGTCACGGGGGTTAATGCATATACTTTGGGAGGTCTTCCCTTTCCGCCGGGAACTAATCCTATTTCGGCAACTGCTTTTGTTTCAACCGCTTCCATTAAATGCGTCCTCAGCGTGATCGCCACAAAATTGGGATTAAGTGTGTGTAACGTTTGGAACGTGAAATGCGAATCAGTCGGCCATACTGGAGTTTGATTTTTTCGATGTGTCATAAATTAATTACGTTATAATTGGTTTAACCTAACGCCCACATATTACTCGATCTATTATCAAATGTCAAGCAAGTTTTATTTTCCACTCTTGCTCAAAAACAATGCGTTCAGCGTCTTTGCCAGATCGCCAATTTCATCCACTCGAATAAATTTAGAATCTTTGCCATACATTTTTCTAAAATTTTTACGAAGGTGGCTTTCAGTTGTGACCGTTTTTGTGGATGTCGCTTTAGGACTCATCCACGACTCTTCAATGAAATAACTTAAAATCTCAACCCCGTGTTGCCGAATTTTATCTATCTGTGTCTTCGTATGAGATGTTCCGAGATCATCGTTATATGTAACAATGGATCTTGTCTCAGGAGCAATCATTCTGAAATATGGCTCGCCATCTGAAAGGTTGAGCATATAACGATCTTCTTCATCGGGGGCGATTTCTTCAAAAAGATTCATTATGGCGCTAAAAGCAAGTCCTTCAGGAGTACATCCAGACGGAAGCAAATATGGAAACAAAGTTCTGATTTTTGAAAACTTATCTACTTTTGAATCATATGCCATTACAATGTATGGAAGCTCTGTGTCTCCAGAAGTCTGTGTACTTCTAAATGATACTGTAATGTGAATATTATTCACCATAGACGCCGCCTTGCAGATCGCAGTTACCGCCGTCATAGTCTTATACCATTTTTCACCCGTCATAGAACTACTTGCATCCACGGTAATATGAAGATTGGCAGCGGGGTACTCTTCTACATGTATTTTATAAAAGAGATCATCTGCGTCAAATCCTGCGGCGTGAAGTCGCCGTTTATTAATTTTGCCACACTTCTTTCGAATGCTTTTAACGGGGTTGGCCTCGGCTCTAATCTGAAGTCTACGTCCAAGTTTGGCTCCGAGATTTTCGCCAGCTCTTACGGCATTCAACATTTCGTCGGGAGGAGTGGGATCGCTATCTCCAATTTTCATCCCTCCCGATAATGGAAACATATCCGTGCCCGAAAGAACCAACTCTCTGGTCATTTTTTGAACTACGACACAATCTATCTTTAGACTAACATCATTCCCACTCAAAGCCGATGGCACATCCACCCGAACCAAAGTTATGCCGTGCTTTTCGATCAAATCCAATAATGCTTTTTGCTGCTTTGTAACTGCTTCTTTCTTTATGTTGCCCGTAAGAAATTGTTTTTGCTGTTCTACGAGAGTTTTAATTTCCTTTTCTATCTCAGCATCTATCTGGCTATCCGAAATCTTCTCAACCGCATCCTTATTCTCTGTGGATTTATACGGCGACATGCGCCCATTTACAATATCAGAGATTTCGCCGACCATCTTCTTGCCAAGATCAACCTCACCATCCCCATCATTATTTTCGCCACTTTCCGTAGATTTGGCAGAATCATCGCCAAAATCAAAATAGTCAGATGGATCTGCGAATTTCTTATGTTTTTGAGATTTATTACTATCCTGCCCGCCCATTTCTTCGTGCTTATCAATACATTTCAAAACCATCTCCGTAACATCAAACGCACACTGAATTCGCTTTTTTGTCGTGTTCAAACGGCCTATATTCGAAATACCAATCGTTCTCGCAATATCTTCTAATTGAGGCAAGGCGGACAAGTCTGTAAGTTCATTAGTGAAGTTGGCAATTCTGAAATCGTAAGATTTTAAACTGGGATAACGAAAATAATCACCCTGCAAATATTGCCCTATGGCGTTATTATTTAAATCATCATATAAAGCGGCATAATATCCTCTATAGCCGGGGGCTTCGTTAAAAACATAAGTATCCACATATCGATCTTCTATAACATTCCACATACCGTGGATAAATTTTTCCAAAGATGATCGACAGATATTTTTTTTATCGGATAGCGCAAGGATGTGACGTGGGATGTTAGCCCAAGCACATTTTATTTGATCAAAATCTGTAAGGAGAGTATGAGACGCTTCGTGCAATGCAAGTCCAACCGCCCGATCAAACTCGTGCATATTAGTTATTTTGGCAGATATATAAATAACATCACCGCCATAATTCACACTCGAACCATCGTGAAAATAAACAGGAATTGCCTTGCGAGTCAAGATACGAACAAAATTAGAGATGGCGGTTCTTACCGATGCCAGTCTCACCATATCGATATTAAACGTAAGTGTCTGATTGGACGAATTTGTTTGTTCCTCTATAAACCCAGTAAATACACCGGTATCCATCCAAAATTCAGCTTCCGCAGGCGAAATTGTTCTGCCGTGTCCCATTAGAATTTAGCTCGAGATCTACTTGCGAGTGGATCGTTGATCGGACTCTTTACGTTTTTTGGGAAATGTTTTTGAACAACTCCCTTCACATATACCCGCTCACTCTCTCCTATGCCCCCATCATCGGGATACTCAGGATAAATAGCAGCTTCGGCAATCTCTTCAGTCGTAAATCCATCCATAACCAATTCGGCCATTTCTACTATATTTGCGGGAGAAATAAACGTAGAAATTTTAGCATCTTCCATTTTGCATTGAGCAATCAAATCTTCCGAAATTGCTATTAACGTGCCCATCGCCGTTATTTGTTCTTGTGTACGTGTAGGAAAAAGAATAGAAAAGAGAGTTTTTAATTGTTCCCCATTCAGCGGGAGCATTTCTAATTTTATAGGGAATCGCCGAGATAACGCCCGATCCAAGACTCTCGTGGCAGTATATTCATTTCCGATATTAGCCGTAGCGATAAAACAAACAGTCTTAGCAACACTAATAGTTGGAGATCCTTCCTGCTCGTCCAATCTTAATGTGCGCTGAGTTGGATCTAAAACGGGAAATAAAATATTCCAAAAATCATGCCCACCTCTTGTCAGTTCATCCAACAAAATCACGGCATTCTCAGTCTGGATCGCCTGCGCAAATTGGGATTGATGAAATAAGGTTCCCAATTCTTTTTTTAAAACGGTATTGCCGATCAATGTTGCTCTAGCGTCCTGACCGCCGCCGCAATTAAATACAAAGAATGGCCTCGCCAACGATTTACAAACGCATCGTGCAGCCATAGTTTTGGCACAGCCCGATGGCCCGACGATCATAATATTCTTCGCACGCATTACTGCTCGCACGAGATATTTCCACTTCAAATCGTCGATTATCAATTCTTCCGGCTTGAAAGAATTACACTTGCGTATAACATCATTTATCGTAATATCACTCATTTGCCGCAGATGATGCCACAAAATTGTACGAGTGTCAAATAAAAAAGCGGCTCCGAAGAGCCGCAGTATTACGATTTAACTGTTAACTTTGTGTCTGGTTTTTTCTTGCGAAGCTTCACGGGTTCTTGAACTTTGTAATCACTTTGCTTTTTAAAATTTTTAACCTCTTTCATCGGCTTTTCTGGCAAATCATCGTCAGTCTTTACTTGTTTCTCGGTATAATTTTTTTCTTTATTTTTACTAGTATCTTTTTGGGGTTCATTAGTAAGCGGTTTTAAAGATGGCTTGTCTTTTTGTGGTAAACCTTTATCTGGAGATGGAGTTTGATCTTCTCTACTTCTATATGATTTATCGTAAGCTTTTTCTGTATAAGTTGGCTGTTTGGCTAAATCTTTTAAATTTGTTTTAACGAATTCTTTAACTTGTTCCCACGATTGACCCGTGACCCATATCCGATCTTCGTTACGAGTCATCATTTCAATAACATAATAATCAGTCCATCGGGGTGAAATACGAATATAATTAAGATCTCTTGCACTAACCATTAAATCATCGTGGTCATTCCATACCACCAAAATATCTTCGCCGATTCCCTTCGTCACTTTAATCAAGTCTGCGAGCAAACTTTCTTTAGTTTGCAAATCCTTACTATTAGCATCGGAACCGAATGTTTTTGGCTTTTTATCAGCATTAATGCCATTACCATTCATTTCAGGTACCCGTAAGGGTGATTTAGTACCAACTGCACTAGTCTTGTCCAATTCCTCTCGGAGGATTCGGTTTACCATCGTGTGAAATTTTTGTCCAAGTTTGTTCATATCAGAGTATAAATATAAATGAATAATACAAAAACTCGGCCTACTTTTTCTTTCTAGTGAAAGATTGAGATTTTGGCGACAATACTGCATTCGGCGTATATTGTTCACGAGTATTAGTCACATTTGAAACTCCACCACTTTTAGTGTCGCCATTCATTGCTTTCAAACGCCACTGTCTCAATTCATCTAAATCGGCAGTTATATTATATTCGGTAGTCGCCTCCAATCTGAGAAGCCGATCATGTATTTTATCAGTGTAAAGATCGATGGCGGAATTGATCGCACTTACTTGACCCGCCAAATTTCGCTCAGTAAAGGCTAATTCCTGTCGAAATTGCGATTGTAAAGAATCATGATCCCGAGACGCCTGTATTACTAAATTTGCAACTTCCTTTTCATTAATTTGCTGATGAATTTTCAACTGGTCCTCCAATCGCTGAACAAGTGCAGTTCCTACAGGATGATTGTCCAACTTTTGATGATCTATCATGGAATCATGATATAATTGCTGTTGATTTTTTAATTCTTGCACCTGCTGATTGAGCGGCCAGAATGCAGCACCGGCTATTGTCAGGACTAACATCGCCGCCGCAATAATCGTAGACCAGTCAGTTTTTCGTGGACCTGATGCCTGCGTAACTGCAATAACCAATTTCTGAATATCTTGCTCTATCTGAGTACCTTGCGTTCGCACTACTTGAGCCAGATCTCTCAAATCATCGGTAAGTCTTTCCATGCCAAGTTCCAACTTGGCAACTCTAGGCTCCAAGTGAACACCACCAATGGGTTCCTCTTTAGAAATAAATTTGGGGCTCATATTAAATCTCGATTATAAATAAAAATCATCTACTCATTTATAAATATATAAATAAACACGTAACCTTTATTTTAAATTGAGATTTTTAGTTCTACCATTACATAAATTTCTGTTATTATGATACCTCCTCCAACATGAATAACATTGCCGTCTTCCGATGGGAAACTCGCTAATAACTTTAGAAATAGAACATTTAGTACAAATTTGAGCGACCATATACTATATGAGTATATGGTCGCTCAACTAAAACATATTTATTTCATTTACAAGCACTATGTCCGCAAGAGAGACATGATTTGCATCCATTTTGATATACCAATTTCGAATTGCATTGAGGGCAACTTTCAGTCGATATAGTATTTTCTTTAACATGTTTTTTGAGTATTCTGGCTATTACCTTAGAAAATGCAGTCATATCCCCTATAGTTTTTTGTAATTGATCACATATCATATGAATAGAGGCTCCGTGTCTAAGAGCACACGAAATCATCCGAGTTAAAGCATCGGCATTGTCGTCGCTATGACCGTTGGTTAATAAATACTCCGCCCCGCTATCGGTAACAAACATATATTTTTGTTTAGAAAGTTTTACAATTTTTCCAGAGGCAGATCCGATTTTATTCCTGAAATTTATCCCCGTAAATACTTCATACAAATCATCTCCCAAAAACCCCAACGCAACATATATTTTTTCCCGCTTATAATGCGTAGCATAAATTTCTCCCCTCAATTCTCTCGGTCGCTTGATAGCAGTCGTCTTGATTATTTTAGCATTATTAGAATTATTATCGGATACTAACACTCCACTGCGACATCCATCACGATATACGGTTATTCCTTTACACCCACTCTTCCACGCAGTCTCATATATCATAGACACATCTTCCTCGGTGGCGGAATTAGGCAAATTAACAGTTGAACTAATAGAATGATCTATATGCTTCTGAATTACGGATTGAAGAATCACTCTCCGTTTCCAATCAATTTCATTTGAACAACACCCACTCCACGGAGATTTCTTAATATCGGATTCACCATTTATTTTCATCCACATTTCGAGGGGTTTGTGATATACTGCAAAATGTTGCCACGAATCCCCCTTACCATCCACAAAATCAATTTTAGAATTCTTATCGCCCGGATTTATTTTCTTTCGCCGCATATATGAAAGAGAATATACCGGCTCTCCACTACTACTCGTCTGTGCAAATATGCTAGGAGTCCCGGTCGGGGCCAGTGTCAATAACCCAATATTTCTACGACCGTATTTGGATATCTTTTCGTATAGGTGTGGGTTTTCAGCTTTAAGTTGAAGTAGAAATTCGCTATTCTTTTCTTTTTCCCAATTCCAAATGGGAAATGCGCCCAATTCCTTAGCCATATTACACGAAGATTCGAATGCGGCATGTTTAAAGTTCATCATAACCGTGTCTACAAATATCATGGCTTCGTCGCTATCAAACTTAATATTAAGTGCGGCAAGCATATCAGCTAATGCAGTAATTCCAAGCCCGGTTCGCCGACCATTCACTGCTTTAATTCTAACCCGCTTCCACAAATCCAATTCATTTTGCTTAAGAGATATATCTTCCGGATCGCCTTCAATCTTTTTAATTATACGATCCACCTTTTCAACTTCCATATCAATCAAATCATCCATCAATCTCTGCCCAATGGACACATATTCTTTAAATAACTCGAAATTGAACGAAGATTTTTTTGTGAATGGATCATCCACGAATGATAATAAATTTACAACCATGAGACGACAGCTATCATCCGCACAAAGTGGAATTTCTCCACACGGATTTGTGCAAACAGTATCAAACCCATCATCCTTATAACAATCTACGGCATTATATTTAATCATACGGTCCCAAAAAATTACACCCGGCTCAGCACTTTGCCATGCCATATGAATGATTTTTTTCCACGCATTTTTCGCATTTACCATCTTTCGTATCGATGGGCTTTTGGAATCTACTGGAAATCGCTGTTCGTAATCGGTATTAGTTTTTACTGCATCTAAAAATTCATCTGTCAACGCTACCGACACATTTGCGCCGGTCACCTTCGTTCGATCCAGCTTCATCGAAACAAAATCCAGTTTTTTTGGATTATAATAACACGATAATGTTGAAATATCTCGCTCTCCGAAGGATGAATTTCCTTTGATAACTATTTGTTCGGGACTGGCCCACGAAGCATCGGTAGAGTCTGGAATAATAACACTCTCCGGATGATGAATGTTTAACATTGCCATCAAGGCTCCCCGGCGACCGTTTTGACCAACCTCTCGAATTGTATTGGAATATCTTTCAGCAAAAGTAATAACTCCCGTCGCCGTCCGTGATGCATTTGTAGTAGGAGTCCCGGCAGGACGTAAATTAGACAAATTAACACCGACTCCTCCCCGTCGCTTAGATAATTGCGCAATATTCTCATCAACTCTGCAAATTCCACCATAACTATCTTTTGGAGAATCGGTTACAAAGCAATTACTCAGAGATAAAATTTGAATATCGTTTCCGATTCCGGTCATTGGCGAACTCTGCGGAATTAGATATTTAAATTTATCAAACAAGGAATATATTTTCTCTTCCGATAGTGGTTGCCTAAATTTGTTTTTTTCTATTCTTGCAAATTCCTTCGCCATGCGTCGATGCATCATCTCAGGAGAATTTTCCAATAAGTTTCCATCCAAATCTCGCAAAGCGTTCGCATCTAAAAACGTTTTCGCTGCCATCTCATCTCCGTCAAAATATCGAGTGGAATCTATAAATGCCTGTTCAAACGCAACTACACCTTTTTTCATCGTATTCATATTACTTTTTTTCGTTTCCATTTTATGTGCAATAATAAGTAGATAATTATAAGACATAACATTACTAAAAATTTTTTCATTTTTAGCAACATTATGTCATCAGTTTAATATTTATTCCGAGTCCGAATGGTTATTCTTTTTGTGATGAGTATCTCCCCATCCTTTACGAAGGAGATCTTTCAGACCCTCCTGTGCGCTCTTAGCTTTATTAAGAATTTCCATACCCTCTATCGATTTCTTATCGTAGATATTGATAGATCCACATGAGCTATCGAATGCGCAAGGATACATTATGCCATCGGGACCGAATCTGTTTTTCATAACATATATTCGTCCTGTGCCTGCTATTTTATCTTGCATCTTACGTGAAAGTGACATGATAAAATCACCAATCATAATTTTTCGATAACTATCCGCCACATCCAATGCTTCTATGATATCTTCCTCGTGTGCTCCACGGTTTGATTGAGATGCGGTCCACCCCGGCACTTGGAGTTCGCCCAACGCTCCCCGCAATTCTTCATATACGCTTCCCGCATCATTGTATGTGCTCGATCCCTTTTCTATCATAAACGGACGAAGAAGATCGGCGTAATCCACAATTACTAAGTCTATTTTAAGACCTGTGACTAATTGCACTCTATCAATGTGCATCTTAAGCGTTGCAGCGGATGCTGTTTTTGTTGGAAAATATTTAACAAATAATTTCCCAAGTCCATTGGATTTAAGCACATCCAACTTTGCTTTAACATCGGACGTTTGTTTTCGAACTTCTTGAAATGCGATGCCCGTAAAGGCAGAATCATATCGAAGTCCGACATATTTTTCGTTCAATTCCATCGTGAAATGCATCACGTTTTTTCCTTGTCGCATTGCCTCCGCTCCCAAGTGAGTCAAAAACCACGATTTTCCCGAACCCGCAGGAGCAACGATGAATCCAAGCTCTCCTTTCCCTAAGCCGCCGTCTAGGTGTGTATCTATGATATCCCAATTCGTCTTGATCGTTTCACGAGACATATCGGAATGACGCAAATCCACTTCAGACAAATATTCGTGGCCAAGATTTCGCTCCATACCTGCTCTGGAGGCTTCATTTATGACGTGCCATATACTATCATAATCGCCATCGTTAAGATATGCTTGCGCAGCCCATATTGCATTTTTTAACTTCTGATTTTTACAAAATTCCAGAAATTGTGCCTTAACATATTCACTGTCAGATGCCGAGACATGTTGATATGCATCCTTGACTGCTTCAAACACCGCCGCACTCATAACCACGTCCGAAATCTTTTGAATTTCTACTTTGAATACTTCCATTGTCGGAATATTTCTATACTTCGGGAAATATTCCATTGTCAATTTAAGAATCCATCGGTGGGCATCAGTTTCGAAATAATCCGGGGAAATAATATCCATCGTGCGTTCTATGAATGCACGATCAGAAATTAAAATTGCAATACATTTGGACTGAAAAACTTTTCCGTACTTTTTAAGATTGTTACTTTCGCTTAAGTTATTATTCATATTTCGTTGTTTATATCCAATATCCTACCATATTTTTTCAAAAATGTAAATTTATAATAAGTCCGACGACAATACTTCGAAAAATATGAAACTTTAGACCCACAATGTGGGTCGTACTACACAGAATATTAAATTCTATGCGATTTATTTAACTTCTACGTTTTTAGGTCGCAATATTTGTACCACCTTTGTTTCCACGGGGGCCATTTCAGCGCCGAATGTAGATCTGATCTGAAATGTGTGTGGAATAGAGTATTGGATAACATACGAGAAAGATGTACTGTTCGGAGGTAGTTTATAAACGTTGGTCGTGCCTTGTGAAGACGCTGCAACTTCGTATGCCGCCTCGTTGGTGGAATTGTCCACCCAAGAAAGTAAAACATTCGCCATACTACGAGTAACTTTCAGATTGGTTATTTTTTTCAACATTACCACGGGGGGCGATTCCACTATTGGCGATGGACCAAATACTGTTGCATATGCATATTCCGAAACCCAAAACCCATCCATCCCGATGCCAAATACTTCTACCATATACGTCCCCGGCTCAGGAAATGTTATTTTTCCGGTAGTAGGCAGGTGAAATTTCCACCCGTTCGGTCCCGCTAATATAAATTGAACAATACTTCCTTTCGGATCATATGAATCCCGCAAATCATAATTAATCGACAGGGGATCTACATCATTTGTAATTTTTAATATAACGGTCGGAGCTTGATAATTATAATTCGTATCATTACCGACTCGAACATACTGCGACGGAAGTTTGAATATATTACGTGCGGAATCTTCTACTCGAGACATTACCACATATGTGTTGCTATTAGTTTCCCGAGGAAGTACGTCGGGAAGAAGCCACGGATTTTCAACCTCTTCACAATTCGCCACGGGGTGTCTGACTAGTCCAACGTTATTATTTTTACTAGATACAAAAAATAAATGCGACATGAATGGAGCAATTTTATCGCTCGGTTCATAGCATAGCTGCGAGTAAATATTACCATTAGTAAAGTATACATTCTCAACCATAGTTGGCATCGTGTATGATACCGCAGATCGTAGAATGTTAACATAAAACTTTTGAGATATCATTCCACCACATCCATCAAATACTCGCAACGTAAATCTAGCCACATAGTCTATACTATATTGTGGCGCTTTAATTACCATCTGTGGCTGATTTTCTATTGTGGGGAATGTAATTCTTGGCGCAAATGACCCCGGACTATCCACGCCGTCTTCTGAAGTTAATAAATAATGTATAGGAGTATTGTCGGGATCGGTCACAATAACTGAAATATAAATATTTTCCCCGCCACGCACCGTCTTGCTATATATAACATCCATCGTCGGCAGCGTATTTGTTGCCGGGCTGAATAATAACGGATTTGTTATTACTTTGTAAGCATTGATTTTACGATGAGTTGTAGAAATAGCAGCCACATTAGTCAGCGTGTCCGTGCTATTATGATTTAACAACAAATCCTTCAATTCATAAACAGATAACATGGGATTATGAGACAGAGCGAGGGCAGCAATGCCCGATACATGCGGCGTTGCCATAGAAGTTCCCGACGCCAACGCAAATCCACTCACATTTCCCATTGCCAAATTAGTGTTAAATGGCACGGTGCTTAAAATATTTACTCCCGGCGCTGCTATATCCACCACACAATAACCATAATTAGACCATATAGGTTTAAAATTATTTTTATCTATTGCCATCACTGTTAAAATGCCTCTATTTGTATAACAAGCCGGTTCTATCAGCGTCGCATCAATGTTATTCCCATCATTACCCGCTGCTACAGTAGACAATATATCACTCTCTTCTAAACGTTGGAATGCCAATCTTAAACTCTCATCCAATTTTAACCCCGCACTACTCCACGAGTTATTTACAATTCGTATATTTAATCCCGACTGTTTTAATTCGATGATCTTATCTATTAATAATATAGCATCCGACTCCCACCCTCGACCGTCGCTTTTCAAAAATTTAAATCCCACCATTTTAGTCTGCCAATTAATCCCCGCTATTCCGTATCCGTTATTTCCAACTGCACCGACAATTCCCGCACAATGTGTGCCGTGCCCGTGATCATCCATAGAACCCTTGGTTAGTACACCGTCTCTTGCAGTCCATCCACTCGTCCCATCTATATCAAACCAAATATTATTTATTAAATCGGGATGAGTGCAATCAATCCCCGTATCTAAAATGGCCACTATCGCATCTAATCCGCCAATACGATAATCCCACGCCATATTAACCATCGCATTGGTCAATCCCCACTGAGCAGAATAAAAAGTATCGTTGGAGTCTAAATTTAAACTTATTAATTTATCTTCATTTACAAATTCTATCAACCCGTTGGCTTCAAGTAGTTTGATAATTCTACTATCCCTCTTAACATCCATCTTGATCAATCCAATATTGCGATAATGATGCTTATTAAAGGCCGATATTAATCTGTCAACATCCTTCTGTCTGTTATTCCGCAATTTTATCAATACCGCATTATTTGTAATTGCATTTGCTCGAGAAATGGTGGGGGTATCTCTGTAAATTATATTATCAGCGAAGATTTTTGTAGGACTTAACGCACCCACCATCAGTATCACACCTATCACTATGTTGAATATTCTATGTTTCATATAAATAATTGGCCAATCTCCAACTTAATATTCGTTGGAGATGGCCGTCGAAATAATTTTGAGTTTGTATCCTCGATACATATATTCAACCTAAGTCGTAATTATATTTTTTCTGCGAATATATGCAATACCTCCGCCAACCGCTAATACAATTCCGTTTAAAATCATAACGGCGGGCTCGGGAGTATCCACCGATCCAATCCCACCCGAATTATCCATTGTGGAAATGTAGATATCGTCCAAGCTTGGATATATGTTATCCGTGGCCCAATTAGGATTATAGATGTCCAAATATGCGCCGGTTTGCTTGCTGCCCAATATAAAGCCGTAGAACCCATCCGTGGCTCCGCCGACATAATATCCACCCTCATCTACGCCGTACATATCAATCGTGAAATCGGTAGCTGGCTTCGAGTTTGCTTCGGCGTCTGTACCAAATACATTCATGCCGATGGCTCTGATATACGAGTCTATAAATACCCGCAATACGGGACCATCTACGCCATTATCCAATGCTCCGACTGCTCCATTCATAGCGTACGCTGCATCTTCGGGTAAACTTGCAATATTATAATTTATATTACCGTAGGTATATCTCAAGTTTGGCGTAGATCCCCATACATCTTTCAAATCATCAAAATTATTCACCGCATATGGATGATCTCCAATTGCGGTTACAAATGATGGTTGATCCGTATACAGAATCATCCCGGCATTTGCCGAAAACACCAATGTCATCGCTAATACAATGTTACTTATCATTCTTTTCATATTTACTTATTTATTTGTTTATTTTTTATCTATCCGTCTCAAATTTTACCATTTCCAATTACTGCATTCATTTCAACTTCTATCCAACTCCGATCATTCAATATTATTCGACTTTGAAGTCTGAGCTTTTCCACCAAAAAATATGGGTGCGCAAGGATGACAGCAAATATATATCCACTTTTTCTATTGCCATGTAGCAATTTAACCGCCATCATTCTGTCCCGTCTCACATAAGTGCGGCCAAATCTAAAAAATGTATATTTTCTCATATTCTCCGTCATTCGCTTCTAGTTACACTATCCATTGGTACAAATACTTCGTCTAACCACGAAACGTGATTCGGAATACCATTATCCAACAAATCTTCCCGAACCATCTTAAAGAATGTCCCCCGATCTAATCTGGGAATTTTTGGCGTATCAAGACATTCGTTACAATGCAATTGAGCCGTCGTGGTCAGTGCCGTATCCCGAAGTTGCATAAGCGCAACATTTCGATCTATTAAATTTTTATTAGAGGCAATGTTTTCACAAACTTTGTATTTGTTTCGTATGCCTTCTGCTAAAGATACAATTTCATCCGTAGTATGTACAGTCTCTTCCTTTAGCCAAGGAAAATGTTTTACAATCGTTTTCGGTCCCGCTAATTCTATTCCATCTATATTATCAGAATCATCACCGCTCAGTGCTCGGAAAAGAACAAAGTTATTAGGATGAATGTTATATTCCGCAAGTATTTCGGAAGGACCATAAATGCGCTTCTTTGTTGGAGAATACACACACACATTATCCGTGCATAATTGTAAAAAATCTTTATCACTAGACATAATGTATACTCTGCGGGACGATTTGAAATAATCCGTGGCAAGGTATGCAATCACATCATCTGCCTCGACGTGATCTATTGATAACATATTGATTGGAAGAGTCTGCAAATACTGAACCAATCTGATGAATTGTTTCCGCATCTGCTCCTCTTCCGTCTTCGGATCAGACATTTCTTCATACGCTCTGTTAAGCCGAATGCGTCCTTTTCTGTTCTCCTTATACTGCGGGAAAATCTGACGCCGCTTATATGAGCCGCCTATTCCATCAAACACAACCACACATCTCGTTGGACCGAGAAGTTTAATGCCGTATCCGACGGATTTGAGAAACCCCACAATTCCTCCGGTATGATTTCCATTTTCATCTAATGTTGGATTCGCCGCCCAGCATCTAATAAAAGTATTAGTTCCATCCACCAAAAGTATATTGGAATTCGTTTTTCGAGTCCATTCTTCTTTCGTGACGGCGACTCCTTTCTTAAACACGGACCACAAGTTCTGTCGCTCTTCTTTACTCAGGTTCATGTTTTAATAAGAGAATAAGCCTGACATATCTCCACCGATGTAACGGGAGTCATTGTATAAATAATCAGATTATTCATATAATCCTCATCGGTTATCTCCAATTTATTATTTTTCAAATCGTCGTCCAACTCTTCCAACGTACCATAGACTGGCGAAATAAACTCATCTCTATATTCCGAATATACGGCATATCCAGTATGTTTATTACTTTGTCTTTTCATAACCGCTATTCGTCTTCGGTTATGGCGTTTTTGGTGATGTCATCATTTTCATCGCCTGTCCGCTCAGTATCCTCAACAATGGTGCTATTCGGATCACGATATTGCATAATATAACTACGACATATAGATTGATAGACTTCTTCCTTCAAGGTTGAATCGGTATTCATCAACTCAACAAATTTGGGAGTTGTGAATTCAATCGTAGATCCATCGGGGCGTTTGTATTCATATCCACGCCCATCGCCCGATACAATGCCATATTTTTTCATCACTGTTAACCAGCTCGCCAAGTCTTGAATTCCCGAATCATAGTGAATATCGAATCCTGCGGTACGATAATTTGGTCCGCAACGATTTTTAATCACCTGCGCTTGACATTCCATCCCGATGACATCTTTAGTCTTTCCATCTTTAATCTTGCCCAAATTGGCAAGCCGAACACGAACGGAACATGCGAATGGTAAAGCTTTACCACCCGGAACAATCCACTTATCACCAAATGGACCTGAGTTCATATTATAACGGACTTGATTTGTAAAGACGGGGAGAATCCGCTGACGTGCTATTAGCCCAGTGCATTTGCGCATGGCTTTGCTAATTACAATTGCTCTACCAGTATTATACCCATCAACTCCGTGGTCACTTTCCATCTCTTTTTCGACCGACGCTTGAGTTACAGAATCCACGAAAATTGTAAGAAGACGATCCTTATTCGCCTTTCTAAATGCGCCAACACAAAGTTCGAATTTATTAAAAAATTCTTCAAGCGTGGTGAATGGGACATAATTGACATTTTTAATATCCACTCCGAGTGCTGTCCAGAAATTTCTATCTACTGAAAATTCGGAATCAAAGAATACCGCCAGCCCTCCACGCTTCTGCGTCTCGGCGATAATAGAAGCACAGATTAGAGATTTGCCAGTGCCTTCCAACCCACTAAGCTCTATCATTCGTCCAACGGGCAATCCACCATGTGGACGATTTGAAATTGCTAAATCCAACAATGTAGAACCCGTAGATACCCATTCTAGGACTTGCGCAGGATTGTCATCATCATCTAAGAAAAATGACGCCTTGCTCCCATCCTTGTTTGATTTATTTAACTCTTTTTGAAGTAGCAACGCTAAATCATCACGCTCGACTACGTCACTTACAATATGCTTACTGGAGGATTTCTTTTTTTCTGTGGTCATAAACTTTATATGGATTGAGGGATGATAGCATCATTGCCATCATCCCTCAAGTTATTTTATTTATCCGGTCAATTATCTTCCAATGTTAGGACTTTTGGAAGAAACTATCGAATACATTGGCTAGATCTTGAGCCGCCGGAGCGTTAGATGGCGTCACTGCGGGCGATCCCTGCGACGTAACTCGACCGGGATCTGCGCCTTCGGGATTTATCCACTTCTCAACCGCTTCCTTAAGCTCCTCGTATGACTTTAATGGAAAGACGGTTAAAATATCCACTTGATCACGCACCTTTTCCATCAAGTCTCGGCGTTGTGGATTAACTACAGGTGAAACATTGGGATCGGCAAGGATATTCGTTTCGGGGAATGATTGTCCCTGACCGTTCTTCTTCTTGCTTTCCTTGTGGAATTCTACCTCAATATCCCGACCTTCGGTATAAGATGTAATATCGCCATATTTCTGATTGGTCATCAACTTTAGAAGCTGCTTATAGACTTGCACGCCAAATCCCCAGAATCGCACTCCCAGTTCCTCTTCGCCACGAACGAGGATAGGAACATATGTACGTGCTACGGGTGACAGTTTGGCTGCGAGCGCCGTCTCTTCATTGCTTCCACTTGAACGAAGAGTTTCTATGGTTTCCATGATCGGATCGGGCTTCCCAAAGGTACACGGAGCGAGATAATTCTTGTCTCCAATCTTATAATAGAACTTCAATTCTATGAACGGATTTTCGGGATTGAACTTGTACGGAACAATGCGTACGGTTTGTAATCCTTCTTTGGGTTTCCATAGGTATTTTGCGAATTCGGAAGCCTTGGCTCCCTCTTCGAATTGTCTGAGGCGATCTGCAAGCTTTGCTACATTTATCGACATAATTATTTTTCCTTTATAATGAATGAATTAATTAATTAGAGTAATCAGTTAATCATTGAACCAGAATTCAAATCTCAACTTCTTAGCTCCAATACATATAACACTATACAACTAAAACGTGAGAATTACAACTTATTTTATTCGATTTTTTATTACTGCAAAACAGAACTAATTTTTAGAGGGATAATACGGATATAGACTTCTCCCGTAATTATAAGAGAGTTTTCATAGAGTTTCCACGATACCACATACGTTGGATCAAATGTTCCATTTTCTTCTTCTATCAACCGATTCATCGCATTTAAGGTATAAAGCGTATTCGTTTGTTTTTTTCTATGAATAAGAATCGTATTGGGAAATTTCGGAACATCTTTCCTTGTAGAGAAAACATTATATGTGAGATAAATTTCTTTTGGATTTGTAGAGTTTACAAAAACGAAGATTCTGTTGTTATAAATATTATAAAATTTCTTGATGTCTTCCGCCGTTGTTTTGAAATCTCTGTCATTTGAGAATGTGCATAGCAACTGCCTGTTATCTGTTCTATCCATCATATAATGCAATATTAAATTATGACTCTACATATCGTGTGAGGAATGTAACAGCTTCACGAAGCCCCGTCTTGTCTGCGTATTTGTATAATTCACGCAACTGCACTTTAAGTACATCTTCATTTATACACAATGCATTCGTAATGTTCGACAGTGTAGTATCATCGGTCGCCATGATTTGCTTAACTACTTCTTTTTCTGCTGCAATTCGTTCAGGCGTCCTCGGAATGGATGGTTGAGTTGGAGCCTGTGGTGGAGGCGGATTCGTTTTCTCACTTCCTTTTGGAGGTTCTATACTTAATCCCCGATCCCCTTGAAAGATGTTCGGCTCCTTCTTGTCTGTCTCTTCATCATCTTCTATATCATCGGCATCTATCGGCTCGTCTTTTCCCGCATCCTTCGAATTTGGAACTTCGCCCGGTTCGGGCTTTGATCCCGGTGGCGCTACTTTTGGAGCGTTTTTGTCTGTCTCTGTGGGCGGTTTTTGAGGATTTGGGTTTTTTTCAAAATGACTTCCACGAGCAATCGCACGATGTTTGTGTTGTGGCGTCGGAAACGTTACTAAAATTCCATCCTTATTGTAAGCCTGACGTTCGGGATATTTGCCTTCTACCATTCTATTCGTTACCGTGATCGCAGATTCTACGGTAAGACCCTGATTTACAAAATAATCACGAAGAGCATCCATATGCTGTTCTTCATCCATCTTAAAAATGCCATCAGATATTCGATTATCTAGGCAAACTTCATTGAAAATTATATCCAGTAACTTTTGTTTCATAGCGATATATTCGGAATATAAATATAAGAAAGCAAATCCAAAGTAAATTATTTTTACGATGCAATATGATTCATCTTATGGTACGTATCTCCGATATAAGTTTTCGTGGGAAATTTATTGTCGAAACTCATAATTCTACGAATTTCCGCAAGCGTTTCTTTTCCATCCTCTTTATGGAAATCATAAAGAACCGCATCGTAAGTGTAAAGAATTGGACGTGTGCGCTTGGATTTTAAGAAATCCATCACCATTCGCAATCTTGGAATGGATATTTCGCCCTCAGTTGCTTGTAAAATATAATTAAAAACCTTGGGAGGATTTGGATCTAAAATATGTTTGTTTGTTATTTTTCTCTGAAAAAGTGGAGTTGTTATATAGCCATCTCTCTGAAAACATTCCCACAGCGAACCTATGTATGATTTGAGACTGGCAAGCCATTTTATGTGCGAATATTTATCTTCAACTCCGCCGTAAAGTTGACGAAATGTGAGTGTTTTTGCCTCATCTATGTCAATATCATCCACGCTTTTCTTTTGAAAATAAAGCTGCGCAAGATATTCGTAAATGTTTATATCGGAGGATAACGAATACTTGGTAAGATATGTGACAATTCTAGGATGAAATGTCGTATAATCAATTGCAATCAATCGCCCATCATCTCCCCACCGTGAGCGAAAACACTTACGAGTACAATCCTCGGAATTCAACGCCGCATAGTTTACACTATCAAATCTGTTGCTAGGACGCCCCGTCGCAGTATATACATTATATTGACTATGTACAATCCCCGCCGACCCCACATCTATCCCAAATCTTTGCTTAAACAATTCCCGATCAACAAAAAGACCATTCGCCTCCAATAATCTCAACGTTTCTATTATGAGATCGTTAAATTTTATAAATCCCACATCGGGAGGATATTGTTTCAGCAGTTCTGTAGAATCATCCGCAAAATTGTTAAATGCCTCTTTATGTTTTAATAGCGGAATCGCCAGATTTATTCTAGGATGAATTCCCGAATTTTTACGAATGAGAAAGTGAGCACGAGTATCATAATCCGATTCCACAAATGTTTCACTGGTTTGGATATGGTTTAAGAAATTAATATCAAAAACATTAGGTATTCCCGTCAAATGGCCAAATACTTTTTTATCTAACGCCCATATCTTGCCCCGATAAGGCGATATGAAATCGGCCACGAATTTATGAATGGAATATTGCTGAACAGAGTCGGGATGTTCTATAGGGATTGTGTAAGTTACCCCCGTCCGTGCATTCCTGATAAATAGAATACTTGGCTTGTTGATGACTGGATGTGTCGCATTTTCTACGGGTACGGCATGTACAATCAAATCATCCTCCACGTTTTGTTCGTGGAATATACGAGGATTTAAAGTTATTTCTGGCATTTGGCAATGAGTTTACCATGAATTATGCCAAAGTCAATCGATCTCTTAATTGGCAATACTAAGCCGAGCCTTAATGTAATCTCGCAACGGAATAATTCCAGCAACAATCGTAGTTGTCCACTTTCCCGCCTCTATGGCTTCTTGAACATCTACTACTCGAAATACAATATTTTTATGCGAATATGGTTCTGGAAGATTCCGAACCAAAAACATCATAAATGTACGAATTCCTCCAATTCCCTGAATAGTAAAACTGGCCTGAATATTTGGCATTATCCCCGTATATTTCGGATTATTTTTTTCATCCGTGTCGTCTAACAACATTTGAACTATTTCCGGATCAGGAAGAACCATTCGACGAATAATAATCTTATTATCCTGTTTATTGGTGATCTGATACGAGCCGTCCACGGGCTTGATCTGTTGCAGAGTACGCATTGTATCCTTGTAACTCTCACTATCTCTGGATTTTTTCGGAGCTTCGCCCTTGATATCTTCTGCTAGAAGCAATCTATCTCTAAAATGATAATCTAACAATTCATTAGATCCATTCGTTATTATAGTCCGTTTGTCGGGATTGTTAGTTCCCGCAAACATTGTGCGAATTGCTGCGGCATTGCTTAGTGTGGGTTTAAAACTCATTCCTAACAATAAACTGTCGGAATCCATATAATCGAATGTCCACACTTTTCCACGATTGGCGAAATACATGAATTTATAATCCACGATCTTCATCGTGGCAATTTCGCTTTTTTTAAGTTTACTATTTCCCGTGGAATCCACCAACCGCAAATCCCAGAAATTTCCACACGCTGAATTAATACCCTCCAAAATTTTTTCTATAAACTTGGGATAAGTTTTAATTTCATCGCTGCGCTTTAACAAATCCGTCAAGAACGTCACATTAACATAAATGTCTTTTATATGACCCGAATATCTTGCAGGATATGGCTTGTCTCCAACTGATCCCACGCCGTGTCTGAAAGGGAATGCGAATGAAGTCTTACCTCCAATAACCGAATATCTAATCCAATTAATTATTTCATCCAGATTATCACGAGTGGGCGCACTTTGCAAACACACCTTCCTCAATCTATAATCATAAAGCATACCCGCCTTTTCCGCAGCATCATATTTCAAATTAACTCCGGGCGCTTCGGTGCTTGGAATTAATTTGCTCCAATCTTCGGGATTGTAATTGGTGGATTTTGTAAAGTCGGGGCCATAGTTGCCGCAATGATACTTCGGCGCTATCGCATTCGGGATTAGACAAATTCTTCCATCCGACGAAATCATATTTGGATGTGCCCCGATTACACAATCATCTATGTCTACTCTAAACATTTCCTTTTTCTGCATACCTGTAAGAGGAGCAGAATGAAAGTTAATAGCTTCTATAACCAATCCAAAATTCAACCACAATTCCGCATTTTTTCCATTGACGTAATCGAAATCTCTATCAGTATTCGCTTCTAATCTAAACGGGTTTGTGGAATCTTCGGGATTTCTGCCATAGAAAATGCCGTATATATATTCTTTCCACTTATCTTTAGGGTGATATTCTGCAACATAAGTCAGGAATTCTGCCAACTGTGGGACAGATTTTAAATCTCCATCACCCTTGATTGCTTTAAATTGAGTAAGACTTTTATCTATAAATTCCGTCAATTTTCCCAACGGTTTAACATCGCCCGTCTCACCGCCCGTGTCCGTGGAATTGGAATCTATTATAAGACCCGAATAAATACGGTCTTTGGAAGTCACTTCTGTTTTACATTTGATTTTGTTACCGTCTATAGACCACTCGAAGTGGGTAACAATTCCGAAAATCGCATCGTAATTTCCCTTGGATTTTAAAATGTTATCTGTATAAAGAGGATATGGATTATGAAATATATCTTTGAGAGTATTGTCATCGGATAAATTCAATAATGACGTGTGATCAAAATGATTCCATCCCCATTCAATAATGCACGAAATTCCCGGCACAAGAAAATATGGAGTCATATATTCCAATTGTCGCTTGGAAAAGCATACCCACTCCAATGTAACTCTACGGAAATGTTCCTTTTGAATGGTCGCACTCAATTTTTCAATTTCGGGCGGAGGCACGTGGATGGGATAATCCGCCGTCATATCATTGGAAATTATATGGGGAGTATTCTGCCGATTAGGCATATATCCAATAATAGACGGATCATCTCTATGTGTATTAAATCCATATCCCGTATAAAAACTCTTGCCGCCATAAAAAACAAAGCCCTCTTTTCCTGCATCAGGTCCACTCTCACGACCCTTTCCGTTGGAACAACATCGTATCCACGGTACCATCGGTCCTTTATATTTGGACCAGTCTCCCGTGTTATCATCCCAATTACCTTCAGCAGCATCAATATAATTTAAACTGCGATTTACTTTTCTACGGCTGAGTTCTGCCTGAAGTTCTTCAGGTATATTACAGGGTTCCCACGGAATTAAAGGTGCTGCCATATAACTTATGAATTTAATCTATTATATTCGTGTACAATTGAGATTGGATCTGCCGGTATTCTGAGAGTTAACCCTTCCTGAACACTCATCCGTCCCTTGCCGATGTTATTTGCTCTGGCAATAATCCAATATAACGTCGGATCTCCATAATATTTATAGGCAAGAGTATCTAAAAAATCACCCTCATTTGATATGACAATTACATCCGACGGAGATGGGCTTATAATAGGATAATCCACGGATTTATAAACCCGCTTCCCATCCCATCTAGTATCTATTGAAATATTATCATACCTTTTCATAATCATCAAATACTTTTCCGTCGTCTCTGGCGTTGTTTACTACTAAAAACTTTCCAACTTTATTGGGAGATCCGCCAATAGCGGAAGAATTCCAATGTGAAAGCGAATCATCTCGTCGTGGTGCGTGTCCGAAATTCGCTCCACCCACAATTGCACGTTCCTTTTCCAATAAATAAAGTGTAAATCCGATCTCAACTTCTCTAGGAAATTGTCCCGAAAGAATTCTCGGAGCTTTAATCATTCCCGATAAATAAGACCACGGGTCTCCATAGTTATCGACATTTACAGTCTCCCACGCCGCATCATCGGGCACCGTTAATGTTACTGCTTGGAAAAGGATTGGCTGATCACGATACATATCACCAAGCGTCAACATAAACATTGGAGGAACGATAAATCTATTCGTAACACCCGCATAATCCGACTGAGTATAATTTCCGGGCTTTACTGCCGTCGTTATGTAATTAATACGCTGCCACGTCGGAAGCAATTCCGCAATGCTGCTGATAACAATATTAAGATTGAACGATAAATTTCTAGTGAATCCCGCATACGAGTATGTTTTATCCGCTCTACCAATAAAAGACATTTCTTCCCACGACGCATTTGCCGACTCATTCAATCCTTTAATAGCAGTTCTGAATGGAATATATTTTTTATTGACCACATCGTAAAAATACATTGCAACTAAATCATCGTCATATGGACTCCATTTATCCCATCCTGTGATCGTGGAATTATTAATAGATTTATCACCGCTCAAAACTTCCAATGTATTAATAGCGTCTACCGTACCATTAGTCGGAAGTTTTACTGACCTTTTAGCGGGCATTTCGGAAATCGACGCATCTACCATAATTGATTCACCCGCTCGACGATATGCCGATAAAACTCCAAGTGGATAATTTAATGCGCTTGGCTTACCCGTAGTTTTAGTCTTCGTATCAAATAACCGATCATAATCATAAGTTCCTTGCCCGTTGCGAAGAATTGGAGAGTCCTTGCCCGTATACGTGTAAACCCCCGATTGTTTTATGGCATTGATCGTCCGCTTCAATGTATCATTAATTTTATTTAATTCTTGCTTTTTACTATCTGGATTTTTAGTTGGAAATGGCTGATCTTTATAAAACTTATATTGAACCATCACATCCGAATTTTCATAAAATTCGCCATTTCTAGTACTGATAGATTCGCCGACCGAATCTCCATACCGATACCCCGGTTTCCCGCCTGTGCTTTCTTTAACATCATATCCTACTCCGCCGACATTCGGCATATAGAAATGAAATCCACTCGTACTGAAATTTTGATAGCTTCTATAAAATCCACCCTCATACTTGATAAATGTACGTGAAGCTTGTGTTGGGTATTGTCCATCCTTTCGTGAGAGTTTACCGCCACCAATCCACAATTGACCAAATTCTATTTCTTTACCACTCGCATCTAAATATTTAAATTTCGAATTGCCCGCTCCTATCATTAATCCGTATGCACCCTCATCGCTCCGGAATTCTTTTCCGTTTTGATTTTGTGGAATGAAATTTTGGAAGAGTGATGTGACCATCCCAACAACCGCCTTTCCAAACCCGCCGAAGCCGCCCGAACCACCTGTTGTTGCTGGCCATGATGCGAGCAAGCGACTTTCAGCACGTTTGGCGGTTCCTGCCCTGATAAGCCCCTTGCCTCCAACAGATTTCATCGGGTCAGATAACGCTTTAAGACCGGTCGTACCTGACGGAGGATTAATTTTTGGTTCTCCGAATAAATTAGTAATCGGCCCGAAAAGACTATTCGCAATACCTAGAAGACCACCCGAAGTATCTATGAAACGCTGCGGGCGAATTGATCCAAAGGTTATTGTCGCAGCAGCGGCTACAATTGGAGACGTTGGATTATAAATTCTAGTTTCATTGTATGGATTTCCGGTTTGAAGTAAAAACTGCTTCGCCATGAACTTCAATCCCGCTCCCGAAACCATAAACTTTGATACACGAATAACATCCATCGGAGCCGATCCAATCGGAAATAGCCGTGATTCATATTTGCGAAGAGCAGAAAGACCCCTACCGGCTTCATCCGGGTAAGTCCAATAAAATGGTTGAGTTCCCCAAGTTAATACACCTTGGTGATAGTTGGCATACGGCGAAAGACGATGATATAGTGATGTGCTATTAGTATTGAAGATCATCTCGATCTTATTCGCCTGTGGATGTTCGGGATATCCCAACGGTTGTTTGATCAGTGCCCACGTGGGCTGAAAATTTGTTTGTGGCATATGTTGTAATACCTAACCTTTAAAAGTCATCATATCCTATTGGTGCCAAAACCTCCACGAAATTCGGTTTGTCTCGCAATGGTCGCACTTAAAAGTTGACCGTCTACATAGAATCCGATCTTACCCGATTCCAAATTTCTGTTGAGTTGAACAATTCCATCCAAAATACATTGAAGAAGTTTGGAGTTATCAACTTGCTCATTATTCTTTTCTGCTGTTATTTGTTGTTGCTGCTGTTTAGCAATTTTTGCATCTTGTGGAGTTGCCGCCACGGTAGAAGTATATCCTGCGGTAACTCGGCGCTCTACTGACTCTACCATCCCACCCATTCCCCCACGAAGCTTTTCGGCAACCTTTCCCATACCTGGAATTTTCTCAGCAATCCACGCCAATGCACGCCTCCACGGTGCAGTCAGTGCATCAAACATCATCGCCCCAACCGAAACAATACCATTTAAAATTCCTAATGCGAGCCGAGAGGGAGAATTTCCAACAAAAATACCTTTTATCCAATTCCACGCATCTACAAATGGTTGAATTAAAGTGTCGTATAACGCTCCGCCAATTGCCTTGATTCCCTTCCATATGTTTCCTACCCAATCCCCCTTTACAAATTCAATTGACGAAAACCGTTCAAATAAATTTCCAAGAAGTTGAAATCCCGTTATTACCCATCCGATGATCGGAATGAATTTTCCAAATCCCGCCAACAATCCGCCGAATTTTCCAAATGCGGCTCCAAACTTCCCAAGAAACGAAAACGCCTTTCCAATCCACGAGCCGATTTTTGCAAAAAATTTCCCAACCTCTCCAAGCCTCGCAAATATTTCCCCGAAAAATTTTCCGACTTTACTAAAATTAAAAGCGGCTGAAAGGCTGCGTTGCCAACTTGCGATAGTTGAGCCAATAGTTTGGACAGCGTCCCCAAGTTTCCATATCCAACTCGCCTTTAAATCTACTCCCAATGCTTTAATGGATTTTCCAAGTTGGGCGACCGTTTTTCCGATATGTATGACCCCGCTTAGTGCTTTCATAGTCTCGGCACCAAATGTCTGTATATGTCCAACGATAGCGGCCACGACGACTCCAACCTCCATCAATCCGTTGACCGCAACAAGAATGCCATCTATAATTGGTAAGAAGACTGTTTGGGCCTTCATCATTATCCGATTCCACTTATTACTAATGGCCACCAAGCGTTCTTGATTTGCGTTGCGGTTTAATTCCAACTCATAATTCTTGGCGCTATCCTTTTGAAATTTACTATTTGCATCTCGAAGTCTCTCATATGCTTCCACCTTACCTTTAAGATTCGGATCTCTGCGAGCCTTCTCCAATTGTCTTTCAGCTTGCACCATCTTTACAAGTTCATCAACGCTTCTGCCCGTCGCTTTGGCGAATGCTTCCTGTTGAAAAACATCCATATTTTCGAAATCCATTTGCTTCGTGATGCGAAGAATCTCTTTCGTGGAGCCTTCCAAATCTCGCCTATATGCAAGTTCACGGGCACGTTGCAAATTAACTGCTCGTCCAAGAAGCACAGACGCATCCATTTCCGCATTAACACTTTCCTGAAAATCCAATAGTGATCTGCTGCTCTCGGCCATGCTTCTCAGCGATGTTCCCATCCTCTTTGCTTCTATTGCACTTCTAAGAACCACGTTCGGCAAGCGAGACATCATAGTGAGCGTTTTACCACTTGCTGTGGCAATATCTCCCATAACCTCATTTAATGGAATTCCCGCAGCACGGGACATATCCGCAGCAATATACATCATATCTTGCTTAGACTCCATACTCGATTTAGATATCGATGCCATATTGCGGAGAAATCCCGTGGAGTGCTCTACCGAAACTCCAAGTTGTGATTGTAAAACCGCTGCATTCTTTACAAGATCGCCAGAAACGATATGTATACTTCCCATTTCTTTGCCCAAGTTCATATAGGCATTATACGCCATTTCGGCGGTAACTCCTATGTGTGCATAATCTACAGCAATCCTCTCGGCGGATTTGCGAATTTCACGCATATCGTCACGAGTCATTCCAATCGCTTTACGAACATTCCACGCAGCGGTATCAAACCTTTGAAATAATTCCCACGCACCCTTCAAATAAGTTACTAAAACTCCTACCCATACCGCACCCGCTTTTAAACTATATGGATGCTTCTGAAGTTCTGCGGTGATATTTTTAACATTTGCCAGCTCTCCAAAAAATCCACCATTAAGTTTAAATTGTTCACTTGCAATTTTTTTAAGAAAGAATCCCCACTTACTTCGCTCTTTTTCACGCAAAGTTTCTATCTCTTGCTCATATGTCATCGCTTGACGTATTAGCGAGTTCTCGAGATTTCTTACACTAATTCGCTCGGCCATTTCGCTGAGAGATTGTTGTTGTAATATGCGCTCCGTCTTATCGGTTATTCCACGCAATTGTATCAATTCTCGCTCCATCGCAAGAGTATCTGCCAAATTATCTTCTATATTAGCCTTTTCTACTTTATACCGCTCTTTGGCTCTATGTTCCAGATCTAAATTAATGTGGCCGATCTTCTCATAAGTTGTCGCTTGCTTGTGTATAACATCCAAGAGTTGTTTTTGAAGATCAAATATCTTCCCAAGAATCTCACGATTCTCTTCTGTGGGCATGTTGATAAATTCATTCGCCATAATTTACGATTGGTTAATTATAAATATGGGGCAAATGGATTTTCTGCGCTTGACTCAATTAAAAAAAGGTGCTAAAGTATGTCCCATGAATGAATATGACCCTATCAATGCGTGGAGCAATGCCATTATTGACCGAGCGAAAACTCTCGGATGGCTATTGCTGTTGCTTGCATTTGTAATGTGCCTCATCGCTCCCATTTTCGGGCCGTTTATCAAACATATGAAGCGAAGGCAGTACGTGATGTACAGCGATTATGAAGATCGAGCCGAAGCTGATATGAAATCTATCCGATTACTTCTATGGATAATCGCAATAATCGGGTGGATATTCTTCGTCTATTGCCACGTGGTATATTAATTACCACGGTTGATTTGTGGACCTCTGGCTATTTTAGAAGAAGATGACGCCGCATCTTCTTTGCCTGCGGCTTTGTCCATACTAATACGCTCCTTCTCCTTCATATTCATCAACTTTCTAACATAGAAGGTGCGATATTGCACGGGCATTCCGTACACTGCAAAATATTCTACATGTCCGTGGTGAACTAAATCAAATATCAATTCGTGAAGATCTACCTTATACTGATCCGTTAGGCCAAAAAAAGTTGACGCCCATTGGCGTTTCCTCCTTTCGCTCAAGACCACAGTGGGCGCATGAGAAATCGAAATCAGTATTAATATCAGGCATAGTAGCTCTAACGTAATTTCGCAATGCCAAACTGTCTCTCGACATTAATTCGTCATTTACAAACTTACGAATCGCTATACGTTCGGCATTTTCATTTACACTTGTAATAATATGACTTAAACGAGTGGTGATTTCACGAGTGAAATCTTTGGAAACCTTGGCCAATCCTTGAAGTTCCTGCTCAATTGCACTCTCATCCTTCTTGGATAATAATTTAAATGTCACTCTTACTTTTGATGCGGGAAGTGTAAAATCAAAATTATTAACGCCTTTTTGATATGCATCAAAATTAAATGGGCGATTATCCATTTTTCCGAGATCTATAGAAACACTATTCTCTTTTCCACATCTGCCACACGTAAGTGTGGCATCATATTGATCGCCGTACGCTAACCTTCTAATAGCAAAGAATGCGGCGTTTCTGTCGCAAATTAACATATCTTCGGGATTAATGGATTTATTGATTATTACAGATTCCAATAATTTGTCCAAGACAATGTTTTTCTGGATTAGATTTTTCGAAGTGAGAATATCTTCCTCCTTGGCCGTCATCATCTTGAGTTCCAACGTGCCCGAAGACAGTGGACTGTTCAATGGATAAAACCATCCTTTAGATGGAAGATTAATAACTTCGGTTGGAAATTTGCTCTCAGCCTTTTGTGAGGGCGGAATTGGAGCACTTACACCGGGTCTTGTAATAGGAATAATTTCGTCTGGCATAGCTTTATATATTGTTACCTTCGAGAATATATATTCGCTATGCCGAGTTTTCGATTTATTATATTAATGAACTTCTATCTTTAATAAGTGTCTATCGGCTCCCCACGAAAAATTTGTCTGGCCATTACTGCCATGTCTCTGGCCATAAGGGGCAATCCACCCTCACCGTGCGTTCGTAATAGAGAAGTAAAATTTCGAAGTTGTTTATTCGCTCTTTCCAACTGACCCTCCGGGTGTCCTTTTGTCTTGGGCAACGGACTGTCACTCTGCATTGTATTTAAATTACTCGCCTCGGCCAATCTAAATGTATTTTCGTTTATTTTTACAAATTTCTTCGTATATTTCCTATACTGTTCTAAGTTGTTGTTTTAAATCATTCCGTTGTTTTAAAAGTGCAGGCTTGTCCACTTGCTTATATTGCTGAACCATTTGCTGATTTCTTGCATTATCAGCTTCTTTGGACTTGCGCTTCCACTCTAAATCTTTCAATGCTTTTTGAACATTTTGCTTGTGCTTAATCGGATCTTCGCCATCCGCTTCTTTATTTTTATCAATTTTATTTGCAACATTCGGAGCCGTACTCGAACTGCTAGAGTGAATATCCGAATTGGACGTTGGATCTATGTTCATAAACTCACGCAATATTTTGCGGGTTATTAAACGAATAAGTTCGTCGAGTTGTTTTCGGGACATTGTAGTAGTATTTTCTCGTACCTGTTGGCTTAAGTTCTTTACAAAATCCATCAACACTTCACTATTTTTTGCTTTTGCTATTTTATAAAGGTCTAAAATTTTATCGTGAGAAATCTCTTCTCCGTTATCCATTCTTATTTTTATTCCCTTTATAAGATTGTTTATCTTATCACTCTCATCATCAGGAAGCAATTGATCATAGTATCCATCCGGATCTACCGTAGCTTTCGGAAAGGATTTGACAATATCCGTATCCTCCAACCCTTCATCCGCATCTACACCGATAATTTTATATCCTTTTCTCTCAAGACCATCCGCCATGCTTCTAAGCGCACCTGTCACCTCGCCGTAACTATAAAAAGCCCCTCTAATAACAAGCTTATTTTTTTCAGGAGTGTGAACATCCACGTTGCTATGCCATCCCCAAGATGTCATCCGACTTGACGATTTTCTAAATTTTTGCGCCGGTCCTGCTTCGAACTTATTATTGATAATATCGTTAACATCACCGTCCTTTATCCGCTTATCTGTGAAAATCGTAATGTACCATCCCATAATTATCTCTTATTTAAAATTTCACCAACAAGTTTTTTAACTATTTGTCTAAATTCTTCATCAACATTATGCACTGGAGATTGACCCCTCTGCGTCATATGTGCGCCAAATTCACGAGGCGTCGCTGTCATAGGATTGAATGCGCCGGGAGCAATAGCACCCGTCTGTGATCCTCTCAATTCAGTGGCGGGAATTGACGAACTTTTGGCAATCTGTAAACTCTTATCCGCCATAAGAAAAATTTCCTCCGAGTCGGGATCGTATTTTCCTAAATAAAGATATACAGGCGAAGATGGCATTTTTGCGGCATCATCTACCATGCGCTGAGCCGCAAGTGAAACTTTTACTCTTGGACCCGCAACCGCCGATGCCGCACGGTATAGGGTTCTTTCTATGGTAGCTCTATCCATAGTGGGCAATATCTGCATTGGTTGAAGTCTGGATTTATCCGCAGGGTTTATGAAAATGGCTCCTTTTAATCTCTTCTCTGACGGCGCAGGTTCTTTTTCGCCAGGTTCGCCATCATTGGGAAGCGTCGCATCATCGGAATTCCCACTATCGTTTGGCGAATCATTCTTCGGAATCTCCGGCTGATCGGCTGTGCCTTGGCCATCTTCGGGTGGTGCGGGAGCGCCCTTCGTATTGCCACCGTCATCGGATTGTTCATCCGTTTCATCGGCGGCTTCTCTCATTTGCGTAATCACCTCACGTATACACACCCTGGTCAATGCCTCTAAAAGTTCTTTTTTCATATTTTCTCTTTACAATATAAATATAATGGAGTCCAATTAAAACCTACGAAACTTGCTTTTTCGTCTGTCGTAAACTTATGAGTTAATCGCCGTGCGTCCTTCTATATCTTCACCGTCCATCGATCTATT